ATGAAATTGAAAAAATGGATTTGCCAAAAGATTTTATATATGGAACAGGAAGCGGATGTACTTCTGGAATGTGTTCCGATTGAGTGAGCTAAAAAGATTGGTCGCCCTTTTTTATTTTGGGTAACACTAAGCTAAAACAAGTTTTTTATTGGTCTCAAATTAGGGTCTAAAACCCTGCAATTTCATTGCAGTACTTTAGTTATGCGAAAAAATCTATACATTCGCATATATGAGTTCAAATATAAGAAATAATGGACTTTCAGTCCTTATTAATAAACCCCTGCACTTTTAGTGCAGGGTGGTTTAGTTGTTTTAGCTTAGTGTTATATGCAGTCTCGCCTTTTCGGCGATATTGCGTTACCTTGCACCGCACTAACTTTTATTAACAACAGAGCTAATAATTAAATATTTTTTCAGCTATGGAAATAAAAATTGAAAAACAAGTAACCAAAGTTAAAAATGTAGTGATAGGCTATAAATGTGATAACTGCGGTAAAGAAGTAAGCCAAACACGTTTCCCTGACGAATGGCATCAATTTCGTAGCGGACACAATGAATGGGGAAATGATAGTTATGAAAGTATTGAGCGAAACCAAGTTTGTAGCCCTGACTGTTATGTTGAAAAACTAATAAAATTAGTTGACGAAATGGAAAATATAAACGATGGTCAAGTTGGTGATATGCAAATAAAATTTGCTAAACGAATGGTTAACTTCATTAAAAATAACGATTTATGATAATATCAAAGGTGTTGAAATACAAATATAGCAATTATCCGCTCCTAAGCAGATAATTAAGATTATCCGCTCTAGAGCGGATAATAATAAATTTAGTCGTCCAACCCGTCTTTTTAAAAAAGGCGGGTTTTTTTGTTTTTGGCACGTCTATTGCTTAATACTTAGTATGAAAAATATACTATACTTATTCCTGTTTTTGCCTTTTATAGGTGCAGCACAAGAAACGCCTCAACAATTAAGGGGTGAAGTCTTTAGGGCTTACAATAGCAATCCAAGTCAAGACACTAGAGAAACTACCATAGAGGTAACTAGAACTTTATACAGGCTTACTTACCGAGACCAAGAGATAGATAAGGCATACAAAGATGCCGTAGAGCTTTTTTTTAAAAGAAGCTTTAGTAATAAGTATGATAGATTTGGAAAGTACAAACTAAAGCTTGAGAAAAGACAAGGCTATATTTGGGTTGAAGGTAGAAGAATTACAGAAGCCCCATAGGTTTAGGGCTTTTTTGTTTTTAACTCACCAGCTAGCTCCAGTTCTTCAATATCTACCTCCAGATATGTTCTAGTTCTAGTTTTTAGTTTGCAAATATTCGCTTCATAATTCAGCAAATACACATCGGTAACGGTAGGTTGCGTTTCTAAGCCTTCAAACACCAAATGCAAAGCTCCAAGCTCTTCAATATCCATTTCTTTAAGTAGGTTGTCTACAAGCTTTGCCATGTCAAAGAAAAGCAAGGCTTTCTCTTTATTTTGGCTTAGATTAGAAGTATCTCTTAGGTTTTCAAACACAATTCTAAATTCTAAGTTTACCGTTGCAGGTTCGGTTTCGTAGTTTATGCTCCATGAAAAAAGCAAACTTGGGAAAAACAAGTTAGGGAAGCTTTCCGGGTCCTGGTCTTGTCCTGCATAAAAATCTATATGTTTTATAGGTTTTAGGTTAAGGTCTGTAAATCTATTTTGGTTGGCTTCAAAATAATCTAGTAAGGCAATGTAAAAGGCTTTCATCTGTTTTATTTTAAGTGGTTATCTACTATTTTTTTCATTTGCTTTTCAATCTTTCTAGCTAGTGCGCTAGATTCACCTAAAAACTGTCTTTGTGGTATACTTAGGTTCATTTTGCGGCTGTGTTCTCTTACTGTGGTAGTTCCTGCTTTTACTCTTTGCCTAGAGGCTTTACGGCTTCTTATGTTAGAAGATTTAGCAATGCTTTTAGTGCGTTTGTGCGCTTTTACGCTAACGGTTTGAGTTATCTTACCTCCTTCGTTATGTATTTTTGCGTAGGTTACATCTGTACCTATTTCTACAAAATACCTTCCTTTTGCTGTAATGCGTATAGAACGCTTTAGCCTACCACTTTGTACTAAGATAGAGCCTCTTGCTTTTTTTTTGCGTTTATCCCAAGCAGTTGGCATGTTTTTGTCTACCCAGTTTTTTTGTCTAAAGCGTTCTTTGCTAAAACGCAATGCACGTATACCTGCTTCATCTATGAGCTTTCGTTTTACTATTGGGCTTGCTGTTTTTTTAATTTTATCCCAAAAGGCCTTATCTCCCTGTAAGTGTAGATTTGCCATATTAGCTTAGTTCTGCATTGCGCACTATACGCATCATCATATCATTAAACATTCCTTCAAACTCGGTAAAGTTTATTTTTTTGCCACTTCCCTCATTCACATTCACATCTCCTTTCATGAGTGCTTCTATTTTTATGTTTATGGTTTTGGCACTGGTAGCAGATTGAGTAACTCCTTTTATGGTATTTTCTAGCGTGCCATTCCCAGTGTTTTTTTTCTTTTCTTTTTCAGGAATTAAGCTATCCTGCTCGTTTGTTTCTTCTTTTTGGTTTCTGCCTAGTTCTACATCTAAGGCACTTTTCATACCTTCTATATAAGCAGTTCCTTTTGCTGCTAGATTACCTAAGCCGGGTATTTTTGCAAGCATTTTTAAGAGCTGGTCTACAGGTGTAATTAAAGCATCTAGCAAAAATAGTCCTATCCGTTTTATACCTCCCATAATACCATCGCTTTCAAATGCCTCTACAATACCGTCCCAATGTTCAGCCAGTTTTTTAATTCCAATTACTAGCCAACCTATTGGTCCCATAAGTGCTAAGATTCCTGCGCCCCACTCATCAAACTTGTTTATGGCTACTGCTATAAGTGCTATAAGTCCGCCTACGGCTGCAACTATCCAAACTACAGGATTGGCAAACATGGCAGAATTTAAAGCCCACATGGCTATACTTGCTGCACCAAGCAAGCCAATAAAAGTACCAAAAACAGGCAATAGCCATTCCATATTGTCATTTATAAAACCAAGTACAGGAGTTAAGGTATCAAACAATTTAGCTAGCATAGGTATAACCTTTTCACCTAATTTGCTCAACACAATATCAATCCGGTTAAAGAAGATTTCTCTCATTTTACCATAATCACCTTCAGCATTACTCAGCGCATCTGCAAGGCTAAATTGGGATGCATCAAAGGCATCAAAAGTAGCGATCATGTCTTCAGCTCCTTTAGAAACTTTAGACAAAGCTCCTCTTAACCCATCTGGACCACCTATTTTATTTATGGCTTCGGATATCTGTTTATCGTTCATGCTTTCAAAGCTTTTTGCAACATCTTTTAAGATGTTATCCGCAGCTCGCATGCTTCCATCTTCATCAAATACAGATATGCCTAATGTGCTTTCAAATTTACTGGCTTGCTGTCCTAGTCCTTCAAAAAAGCTTTTGGTCATACCTGCACCTACATCAGAGTTTTTGGCTATACTGGTAAACATGGCAAATATTTTGTTTGCAGAATCTACATCTTGACCAGCTGCGCTTGCAGCTCCAGCATATTCGGTTTGTACTTTTGCCAATTCATCAAAAGTGGTAATCCCTGTTTGTACGGTTTTTGCGTTGCTTTCTAAGAGCTGGTCTATGTCTTTTACTTCTAGCCCAAAAGCTTTCATGGCTTTGGTAGTAGAGTTCATGGCATCGTTTATATTTGCTCCGGTTGCAATGGAGTACCTGCCTACTTTTTGAAATATAGAAATAGCATCATCTCCAAAAGTTCCAGTAGCAGATTGCAAATCGTAAACCGCATTGGTAGAAGCTTGCAAATCTGTACCCATTTCATAAGAAGCATCTCGTATTTGTTCTCTAAAAGCATCCATTTCGCTTTTGGACTTGTCTAGATTAAGTTGTCTAATGGGCAAAAATGCAGAATCAAAGCGTTCTGCAGCTTGCACCCCTTTTGTGCCTAACACACCCAAAGCGGCTATACCTGCAATAGCAGCAACTTTAATCCCTTTTTGCAGTTTTTGTGTAGCGTTTTCCATGCCTAGCTTTTGCCCAAGCTTGTCTATTTTTTTATCAAATTTGCCTTGTAGTTTGTCTAGCTTATCAGAAAATAGCTTGTCTGATAAATCCATAAGTAAGGTAATTTTGCTTTTTGCTGCCATAATGGTCTAGTATTTGTTATATTTGTATTCCCTAAGTTTTATGTATGCTTGATGATGCACTTATGGTTTTAAGGGAGGTCATAAGTAACGCAAAGTGCCTGTTGAGAGGACGCTATCATAATTCCTTCCCTTTTTTAATTAATAATCCAGTTCTTCTATTTAAAGGTTTAGTATAGTCTATATCAAACCAAGTTTCAATTTGTATTCCTTCCATACCTTCACCTAAAGTTGTTGAAACCAACAAGCTTTTATTAGCGTAATGTTTTATGTAATTGGTCTGATAGCCTTTTTTGTAGTGCTTTGTTAACCATACTTCATCAGGTTTTGCCAATATGTCTTTTACAAAAGGGAAGTATTCTGCTCTTTTTTTATGTCTATTAAAGCTTGTTTTTGTTAAAAGTAAATTACGTCCAAGGTAATCTGTAAAACCCATTCGCTTTTTGTTGTCTGGTAGTGCTTTAAATAACTCGTCTGCATTTTTCTGTGTAATGCTTTGGTCTATATTTAATTCAGCAAATTTCCCTTTTATTTCTTCCCAAGTTCCTAAGCCATACTTATCATAAGTCATTTTATTTATATTATCTGGCAAACCTTTTATATCTCTGTAAAATTGTTTTTGTGTAAATACTTGTTTTAAATCTCCTCTATTTATATTGAAACCCGCTTTTATGTAAGATTGATCTGAGTTGGCTAACATGCCTTCAGCTTTGTCCCATGTCATTTTATTACTTTCATTTATTTGTCCAGTGTAGGGTACAAATTCACAACGGCAATTGTAGCCATTTGGAGGGTAAACGTTTTTAGCACCTTCTTCAAGTATATCAAATATTTTGCCGTCCAAAGCTCTGTGAGAACTTCTTACTGAAGCATCTCCTATGGTTTGGTACTGGAGGTATCTTTGTCTTCCCTCTTTTGCTTCTTTAAGTTGTCTAACATAAGCTGCTGAGTTTTGACCAGTAGCAACGGCGGTATCATACTCGGTTTTAAGATAGGTAGTGTTAAGCATCTCATTATCTGCTAGAGCTTCTTGTAAAAAGGTACTTCGGTTTTTTATTGCTCCTTTTTCGTAGTCTATAATCCGTTGTGCAATGGCATAGCTTCTAGCTTCTGTTTTGCTTGCTGCAAAATCAAAAAGGTTGTATTCCATCATTTGTAAAACCAAGTTATCTGGAGATGTGTAGCTTTCTGTTTTTCCAAAACCGCTATAAAGCCCAGCAGTAAGCTGTAATGCTTCTGTAACAATAAGCTTACCTATAATAGCAGAAACATCTGCTTTGGTGAGTAAGCCTAGGGCTAATTCTTTGGTGAGCTGGATTATTTTTTGAGAAACGCTAGTGCTAAAGCTTGCTGTGGGTAGACTTTCTTCGCAGCAACTTATGGGGTATTTTTCAGGATACAAATGCGCTAAGGGTTTCAGGTCAGGGTTTTTTTTTTCATCCTCTTTTTTTATGGTACGTATGCCATCAAAAGGAATGTTAAAGGTTTCTGATAACCATTTTTGTTCTACTGGAAAACCGTGATTCAATAAACCACTAGAAATAGTCCAAAGCTCCTCAAGGTTCACCTCTTGTTCTGCGGTTTTAAATTCAAATACATCATCTTCAGAAACGGCATATCCGTGCAATTGTAATAGTGGCAATAGCTGATTGTTTATCATAAAAAGCACATTACGCTTGTCTGATGCTGCTATTTTATTGTCAAGGCTTCTTTCATGCACTTCGGTTTGGCTACGGTTAGATCCTTGGTCGCTTAACATGGTAGAGCCTACTAAGAGTTTGCTTATCTCGTCTGTATTGAGTTGGATAAATTCTTTGTATACTCTAAAGGCGTCTGTTCTGTTGGCTTCATGCAATTGTATATCTGTACCTTGTGGGAACGTTCCTACACTAGCTTCGCCAACACCAATAAGCATGTCATGCACATCGTTTATTGTTTTGTTATCTCTAGCAGCTGTGGTTGCAGTAATTAGGGGTATGCCAAAACGCTCACAGAATTCTGCCCAGGACTGGGCTACATTTCTCTTCCAAATAATAGCAGGAATAATATTGTTTATTATGCCAAGGTTTTGTCTTTTACCTAATTTTAGCAACCATTGGTCAAAGGCTGGATTGTCAAAATCTATGCTGTTATTAATCAATGTTAAATCGGGTATAATTTGCCCTTTTGTTGGAGTAACGTGCCTTTGTGGGATTAGGTTTAGTTTTATATTGTAATCTTCAAAAGAGGTGAATTCTACCAATTGAAATCCTCTAATAATTTGCATTAGGAAAGCTTCTAATACTTCAAAAAACCATTGTTGTCTAAATAGGAAGGTCAAATCTTCATTTTCTTTTCCTGTTTTTCGGTTTAGAATATGAAAATCTGTATTTGTAGTAGCCGTTAATCTCATCATTATTTGAGATTGCAAATGCCCATCTGTAAGCAAATCGTCTACAAGGTCATGGTAAAAGTCAAAACGTGGGTTTTGTTGTCCGGTAAACTGAGTATATTGAATGGCTCTACGCCACTTGTCTATGTCTTTTCTTGAACGATCTTTAAAGCCCTCTACAATTTCAATTACTTTTGGATTTACTTTTTTACGCGTACTTGCTTTTGCTTGTGGCAAAAACAGTCCGTTTTGATTTTGTGTATAGTGGTTACTCATGTTTAAATTGGTATTACACGCTAATTAATTGCTTTTTAAATATTACCATCTATGGTTATTGGTTTTGTGCTTGCTACTAATTTTTAGGGCAGTTAGAGGTTCACCAGTTTCGCTTATTAGCTTTGGCAAATCTGCCATTGCATCTCCACTAGCCAATAGTTTTAGCCAATCTATTGCATCTTGATAGCGTTCTGCTCTTATGGTTGGCATTCTATCTGGAATAGAAGAGGTATACAAGTGGTATAAGACTAAATCTATAGTAATCATTACTACATGGCTATTTCTGTCGTTTTCTTCCTGGCTAAATATAGTATGCACGTCATACCTACCTGCTAGGTAATTTTTTACTTGACTTATGGCCATGTTTTCTGCGGCTATTATTTTTGTATCACTATATCCTTCTTGCAGTAGGGCTTTAATTTCTTCCCTAATTAGCGCACTATAATCTTCTTGAGTAATAAACATTAGTATCTGTTTTTGCTTTTGTTAATCCAATCTTTTCTACTTGTAACTTTTGGAGGTACAGAATTGATGATGGCTGCAACATTAAGCTCACCTATGCAACTTTGCATTGCATCTGGAGCATCGTCATGCGCACCACTTCCTTTTTGAAATGCAAGCAATTGGTTAATGAGTTCTTTGCAGTCTGGCGACTTTTCTAGTTGCTCATTAAAGAAAACATTGCCACGCTCAAAATAGCCTGCCATGCTTTCTATTCTATCAAATTTACCGGCTTTTGTTTTTTTGTCTGCTACTACAGGAATATACCAACCTCTTACATCTCCTTCTAGGTCAAAATCGTTTACAAATTCATCTTGTGCAAACAATCCCTCCACTAGGTATTTTACATTACTTTTTAGTAATTGGTTGTCTTCAACAAAATCATAGAGCCACACGGCTACATTGTTTCTGCTTGTTTGTCTCACAAAGCAATCTAGTACATGGAACTCTCTTCCTGTTTTACCCATTAACACCATAGCCTTGTAATCTCCAGCATCTTTGTACGATAAATCCCCGTAGAATACCAAGGCATCATAACTTCTAAACTGCTTTCTAGGCTTGTAGTGTATTTGCTCATTCTTAAATATTGCACCTTCTATTATATGCTTGTGCATGTACTCCCGCATAAAGCTTCTGTAAGGTGTAGTAAGGAATTTTTTACGCCAATATTTGGCACTTGTTTTTTCTGGCCAGTTGGGTTCAAAAGTTTCTAAATCTTTTACGGCAGTAACACTTACAATATAGTGTTCTTTTTTAAAGTTGTTTTCTCTAGCTCGTTGGTTGTATTGCTCAAACTCAACTTTAAGTTGATTGATTAAGGTGTTTTTGTGGAAATTGTTATTGGCTACAATAAAACGTCTATACTTTCCACCCTCGTTAAATGTACCTCTTAAATCTTCCCAAGCCCATTCCAGTAGTTTCCCACTAAGGTCATCATTTTGGCATCTCTTAGCGGTGTCTATATCATCTATAATAATATAGTCCGGACGTTGGTTTGCTTCCCTTAAACCTCTTGGAGATTGTCCAGCACCAATAGCCATAAACTTAACCCCATCTGTAGTGGTAAAATCTCCATTAGACCAATCTCCAAATTTGAATTTTTTACCGTAGTAGTGTATAAACTTACGGTTGTGGCTTAGTTGAGCTTGTATGTCTGAAATTAATTTTTTGGCTTTGTTTTCGGTTTGTCCTACTAGTAACATAAAATGAAGCTTCCCAGTAACATACAAATACATGGGTATGCCTAAATCTAAATGAACCGATTTTGCTCCCGAGCGATAGATTTCTGCCAGCACATTTACCACATCTTTTTTAATGATTATTTTGGCTAGTTTTTTATGAAACCATGCGCTAGGTACTTCCGCATATTGTGGAAATATAGCTTCAAACCAAGAGACATAATCTTTTTCTAGTTCCAGCCTTGTTTTTCTTCTTTCAGCAGGCGTTTCATTAGCATTTACGTGTGTAATTTGCTCAATAGAACGGCAATGCTCTTCGTAATTACGGAGCATTTTTTCAAGAGCTTTACTTATTTTTGTGGATGCCATTATACTTCTTGTTGTGCTTTTTGTAATAAGAATAGCTTGTGCCACTCCAAAAAGGTAATTGCCATTTGTGGGTCTTGGTCTGCCATCCAGTTGTCAAATTCTCGAAATACCGTAAACACTACTTCTGTAGAAGTTTCACTAGTCATTTGTTGTAAAGCTCTTATAGCTTCATTAATGGCTTTCATTTCTAGCGTGCCTTTTTCACCACTTACTAGTTTGGAAAGCTCGTTTGCAATTTGACGTTTGATGTTGTGGGGTGTAGCTAGAAAGGTTTTGCGCTTGTCATCCCAATTTCCATCTCTTCTCCAGTTGCCTATAGTTTTTTCAGTAACGCCAATAGTTTCAGAGACCGCTTTTGCAGTCATTCCGTCCTCAATAAACATCCGTTCGGCTAGACCTTTAAGCTTTGTTTTACTCTTTGCTAAACTCATTACATCTTTACATTTTATACAAATATCTAAAAGATAAAGGCCTTTTAAATATAAGTCTGCAAGTGTTGCAAGCTTTTTTTAGGATGCAGATAATTGATTATAAGTTTGCTCAAAATAAAGCATATAAATGATATTTAGAAGCGAAAAAAATACCTTGAGTTGTTTTGGCCAAATATGGGAAGGCAATGGTATTGAATTTATGTATCAATTAAATCGTTTGGCAGCAAGCTATGACGAAATTATTATAAAACTCCACACCTATGGAGGTTCTGTATTTGATGGCAATCTCATGTTTAACGCCATAAACAGTTCAAAAACAAAAATTACTATAGAAGTGCAAGGCGTTGCTGCATCTATGGGCGCTTTATTACTGATGGCTACACCCCATGTACATATTGTAGAAAATGGCTACATCATGATCCATGCTCCACAATCTGGAAGTAGAGGTACATCTGAAGAATTAAAAAAGGCGGCTAAGCTGTTGGATAAAATGGAAGAGAATTTTGTTTCTAAAATTATGCAACGTACAGGCTTACCAAAGGCCAAAGCGCAAGCATATATGCAAGGAGATAACTGGATAGATGCAAAAGAAGCGCTGCAACTTGGTATAGCAACTAAAGAATTGAGTGCCGTAGTAGTGCCAAAAATAGGATTGGAAGAGCCAGCAAGCTTAGGGCAACTAGAAGTTTACAATGCTTATGCTTCCATGATTACAACAACAGAGAACAAACCCAAATTAAACACAAATATGAAAAAAGAGTTGATTGCATTATTTGCCTTAGCTATGGTTACAGAGGAAAGTTCTGATACGGCTGTACTAGAGGCAGTAAAAGAAAAGGTAAATGCCTTTAAAAAGGACAAAAAAGATGCTGAAGCTGCATTGGTTGTAGCTCAAACCAGTTTAAGTGCTTTTCAGGATAACCAAATCTCACAAATTGTGGAAGCTTATGCTAAGCAAAACAAGATTGATGACGAGAAAAAGAAAGTTTTTGAAAACATTGGTAAAACTTCTGGAATAGAAGCTTTACAAGCCGTTTTGGAAACGGGTACGCAAAAACCGCAAGCCCCAAACTTTACAGGCATGATGAATGCTGGTAAGCAAGCTGATGCAACCCGTGCAGGTTGGGACTGGGACAAATGGCAAAAAGAAGATCCAAGAGGTTTAGAAACCATGGCATCTGATAATGCTGAGGAGTGGAATGAATTGTTTAACAAAAAATACAACTAAAGAATGAAAACAAGTAGAAAATTAAAATGGTCAGCCGTAGTTATTAACTTATTCCTATCTGTATTGGTAGGTGTATTATTTTCCACAATTATAGGTGTGCATCCCATAGTTGCTGGAGGTGTAGTTTTTGCTGTAGGCACAGGAATACAATTGGTAACTAAAACCAATATAATCCCGATTAGTGCTTTGGCAAATGCTTTAAATCAGCAAATATGGACAGATGTATTGGTACAAGATTTTAGGGCAACGGAAGAGGCTTCCTTTTTAGGCGAAATAACAGATGAAAGTAGATTTGTAACTGCCACTAGAGGTGAGAATGAAATAATCCATCTAGTAGATGTTGGAGCGGACCCAGAGGTAATGATAAATAACATCACCTACCCTATTGGATTCCAACAACAAGTAGACGGTGCAATACCTATTTCTTTAGATAGCTACAAAACCAAAGCTACACAAGTTACGGACGATGAAATACAGTTTATTGCTTATGATAAGATTAGACTGGTGCAAGAAAAGCACAAAAACGCCATTATGCGTGTAAAGCACAATAAAGCATTACATGCACTTACGCCAGGCTCAGAAACCTCAAACACGCCAATGGTTACCACTACTGGAGCTGATGATGGAACTGGACGTAAAAAAATGACTTTAAAAGACATCTTGAAACTAAAGCGTGCTTTTGATGGACAAAAGATACCAGGGGACAAACGTATCTTGGTATTATGCAGCGACCATTACAATGATTTGCTAGAAGATGCCTTGGGTAAAACTCAATTTAACGGTCAGTTTTCTGATGAAGTAGGTGGTTTGTTAAATGGACGTTTGTATGGCTTTAAGGTGTACTGGTATGTAGATGCGCCTTATGTTACGTTAAGCACCTTGACTAAGAAAAGTTTTGGAGCTGAGCCAGTAGCTGGAGATTACCAAGTATCTACTGCATTTTATGCGCCAGATATGTTTAGAGCATCGGGCTTCACCAAAAATTACACCGATGAACCGGGTACACAATTGCAGTCTTGGATGTACAATGCTAGACACAATTATATTGTGTTACCAAGAAAGCAAAGAGCTATTGGATGTATAGTAAGTGCAAGTGTTTAATCTTTTCCTAGCCTTAATTGGCTAGGTTTAAATTCTAAAAAATGAATACAAAACAAAAAAATACGGCTAATGAAATATTTAGCCGTTATCCAAAACTGAAAGAACTATATCTAAATCCTAAAGGGGAGTTTTTTACTACCGCAGATTTAGCAACAAACAGTTTGAGTAAAGGCGAAAAATACCAAGTTGTGAAACGGGAAGTTGTAACTCCAGAAGCTGAAAAAGCAACTGATTTTACGGTTCAAGATTTGCAAAAAGAGTTGGATGGTGTAGTTGCATTGCCAGTTGCAGAACAATTACTCCTAGATGAGCAAAACGGCAAAAACCGAAAAACTGCCAAAGAAGCCATCCAACAAAAAATTAACGACCTAAATGCTGCACTAGATGAGTCTTAATGCTGTAAATATAAGCAAAGGTAGAATTGGTGCTAACCGATTAGGCAGTAATGATAGCGTGAGTGCTATGGTATTTGTTCACTTGGATGCGCCTGATGACTTTGAAATAGGTAGACTATACGTAGCCTACACTATGAGCGATGTGGAAGCATTGGGCATTACACAAGCCTATGATGATGAAAACCTTACCATTGCACACCGGCATTGTAAGGAATTCTTCCGAAATGCTGGTGAAGGTACTAAGTTGTTTCTCTTTAATTGGGATGAAGACTTAATAGGTTCTTTAGATCAAGCTAGAAACATTTTGAATGAAGCCAAAGGTGAAATTAGACAAATTGCATTTATCAACGCTAAAGATGTAGAGACTGCACCTGAAGTGGTGTTGTTAGATGGCATACCTACAGAAGTACACAATGCAATCCCACTTGCACAAGGATTATACAATTGGGCGTTTGCTAATTTTATGCCTTTGCAGATTTTACTGGAATGTTACACAATAGCTAGTGCTGCAACTGTTTTAGATTTGAGAGCTATTCCAGATTTGCAAGCAGACAAAGTAAGCTTGGTAATTGGACAGGATTATACTTATGCAGCTACTTTACCACAATCCATACGTAGTTATGCAGATGTAGGTACAGCATTGGGCGTTTTAGCTAGAGCAAAAGTACATGAAAACATTGGCGACAATGAGCAATATAATCTAACAGATGCAACACGTGGAGCTTGGTTAGAACCCGGCTTATCTAATCATACTACAAATACAGAACTTGCAGAACAATTAGAAACATTGGATGCTAAAGGTTACATTTTTGGAGTGAATTACATTGGCTTAGCTGGTGCAAGATTTAACAACGATCATGTATGTACTCCTAAAATTTTGGATGATGACAACAATATAAACGAGCATACTATTGCGTATGGTCGTGTTGCAGACAAAGCGGTGAGAGAATTAAGAACCGCTTATTTACCAAAAGCAAAAACGACTTGGAATGTAGATAGTGCTACTGGAAAACTAACAAGTGGAACTATTGTAGCATTGGAAGATATTGGAGATAATGTTTTTCAAGATATGTTTGCTAGAGGGGAAATAAGCTTTGGCAAAACAAAGATTAATCCTGAAAGCGATTTATTGGTAGAGAAAATACTACGAGTAAGTTATGTAATTGTTCCCAAAGGAACAATTAATGAGATAAATGGAACGCTTAATCTTAAAACCAGAGAATAATGGCTAGAATAAACAGAAATGGCAAAGCTTACGATAGTGCAGATGTTTATGTTCAAATTAATGGTTTACCTATTGAAGTTAAATCTATTGAGTATAACAATGAGCAGGAACATCAGCTCAACCACACCTTAGGTGAACGAGCTACAAGTTGGAGTAAAGGCAAAATTACGCCAACCGCCTCTATCAATTTAATGATGGGTGATGTAACACCATTAGAAATTGCTTCTGGTGGAGATTTGTTAAGCATCAAGCCATTTGTAATTACGGTAGAATTTGCTAACGAGTATAACCTTATCATTGTAGACAAGATACTAGCTAAGTTCCAAAACGAGGGAAGAAACGTAACTGGAGAGATGGGACTTGAAATGCAATACCCATTGTTTGCCTTAGACGTTCAACTTAATGTTGCATCCTAATTTAATCACCAATTAAAGACTTTTAAAAATGAAAAAAGAAGTAGAAAATATCAGTAGCGCAACACTGCAAATACCCAAAGAAGTAGTTGAAGCTAACAAAGTAAAATACGGCGACAAACTAAGAATATTGGAGCTGCCAAAAGATGACGATTACGAAGAAATACTAGAAGTGCTTGCTATTGTTCCCAATCGTTCTGTGGTTGCACAGTTCCAAAGGTTCAAAAACCAAGATCCTAAGAAGGCTCAAGAAATATTGGTAAAACAATGCTTGCTTACTTCTAAGGATGAAGTAATTGCAGACGATGGCTTGTTTTACGCCACAGTTATTGCATTGTCTGACCTTATTCCTATTAGAGAGGGAAAGTCCAGAAGGCTTTAGAAGCTTGTCCTGGTCTAAGCTATGAAAAAGGAGGCGACTTGTTTCTTAAAGCAGATGCACTCATTAGCTTTTATTTGGGTATTCCTTTTCCAGAAGAACTGGACGATGATACTTGGAGTATTAAGCTAGCGCAAATAGCTTGGTTAGGCGAAACGGGACACCTTAATGTAAAACTAAAAAAAAGTGAGTAGAACCATAGTTATAGATTTAGCCGCTAGATATGCCGCAGCTTTTGGAGTTTTAGCAATCAATAACAGTTTTAACACAGCGGTTATAGAAGCCAATGAAAATGATTATGGTTTCGATTTTTACCCTAAGGACAATGCCATACTAGAAGAGTTGACATTTAAGCATGAAACTCAAGAAATAAAATTCGGGCAAATGCTTACAGGCGCACAAACCAATGTGCTATCTCCTCCTTTGCTATTGGAATTTCAAAGAGAAAAACAACTCATAGAATCCCAAGTAAACGGAAGTGATAACATCATAGTTGAGCGTTGGGGAACTAAACCTTGGACAATTGAGATGCGAGGGCTTTTGGTAGATATGGAAAACAAAGTCTACCCACAAAGCCAAATAGAAGAGCTTACTCGTTTCTTTGAAATTAATGACATCATAGATGTAGAGGGAATTCAATTTGAAGACAAAAAGATTGATTCTATTTATTTTCAATCTATACGAATAGAACCTCTGGAAGGCTTTTCAGATACACTTCAAATTGTGTTGAGTGCAAAAAGTATTAAGCCAGTAGAATTTAATGTATTTAGCTAATGTATGTAAACATAGACGTTTCAGTAACTATTGGTGATTTAGTAATTACAAATGTAATAGCTATACAGATAGAAAACAGCCTGAATAGTCTTATAGATACAGCTACAATAACATTACCTAGAGAATTTAGGTTAAATAGCAATACCGATTTTAGAGGTAAACATCTTTTAGACTTCATTCAAAAAGATATGCCAGTAGAAATTAAGCTAGGTTACAATGAAGATTTACAGACTGAGTTTACCGGTTATATTACAGAAATTGGTGCAGAAATACCCACAGTAATTAGGTGTGAAGATGAAATGTCTAAGCTAAAGAAAAGCAAAAAATTCAATTTGAATTTTGAAAGCATTAGCCTAGAAGATTTATTATCTGAAATAGCTGCCGGATATACCTTAGCATGTTCACAAATAAGCCTTGGAAAGTTGAGTATACAAAATGCTACCGCTTATGAGGTTTTAGAAGATTTACGAAAATTTGGCATAAAATGTTGGTTTGTAGGTAAGGTTCTAAAAGCAGGAACGGTGTTAGATCTAGCTGAAAACAACATACACTCTTATCAATTTGGTAAGAATATAAGAGAAAGCTCCGATTTAAAATACGTTTCTAAGGATAAAAAAGATTTAAAAATTAAAGCTATTTCAATCCAAAAAGGAAGTTCTAAAAAAACAATATACGAGTTTGGTACAAATGTAAATGGTGAAAGAACCTTGCATGCACCGCTAAATCTAAGTAGTGCTGAACTAAAAGAATGGGCGGAAAATTACTATAAAACTATTGTTTTTGAAGGCTATGAAGGCAATGTAGATGGCTGGTGCATACCGAGAACAAAAGCTGGAGATCTTTTAGAATTGGTAGACCCAAATTACCCAAATCAAAAAAGAGATGGTAAGTTTCTAATTGAAGAGGTGGGGATTAATGTAGATGAATCTAACGGAATAAAACGAAGTAACAAAATAAGCATAAAGCTGTAAGATGGGAGGAGATAAATTTAAACAGGCACTAAAAGCTCTTGAAACTAGAAAGATGCTTACCAGTATGGGTAAGGTTTCTAAGGTTGAAGGCAATACTTGTGTAGTTGTTAGAGAGAACCTACCCACTTTAACCGATGTGCGACTAGAAGCCATTATAGAAACTTCGGGCAATTTTCTACTGATAGTTCCAGCGCTAGGAAGCGAAGTAATTTGTGCAGAAATACAGGGGGCAAAAGAAGAAACCTGTATCATAAAATACACCAAAATAAGCAAGCTTCAGCTACTGATTGATGGATTGGAAGTAAATGTGTCTGAAGGGAAATTGAAAGTAGAAAATGAAAGTGCTTCCCTAAAAGATATTTTAACCTCATTATTAGTAGAACTAAAGGCTGCTATAATTCAAACACCTGCCGGTCCCGGTGGTTTTTCACCACAAAACGTAACCAATTTTACAGAAATAGAACAAAAAACCCTAAACCTACTAAGCTAATGCCACTAAACGATGCACTCTTAAAAAATAGTATAATAAGCATTACAGATGCTATGCTTACACAAGATAACTATGAAGCTTCTAAAGAACTATATGCAGACATGATGGTAGCTGCTTTTAAGGCTTATTTAAGCACAGGTACGGTAACTATTACTGGAACTAGCCCAGTAGGGCCTTTTACAGGAGTTGGAATAATTAGTTGATATGAGTAACGACATAATATTAGATGATGAGCTCGATTTACAAATTGAGAATGGCGATTTTGTGATAGCAGCATCAGACATGCAGCATGTAGACCATATTTTGAGAGCGCACAAAGGGGAATATAAAGCCCATCCACAAGTAGGGATTGGCATAAGCAAATATCTAAAAACAACAGGAAAAGAACTGGAGCTTAAAAGAGAAATAAGAATACAATTAAGCTATGATGGCTATAAAAATCCGAACATCATACTTGAGAATAATGCTCAAGTAGTAAAAATTGAAGTATGACCGAACTATACAAACACATCTACGAACCCATTGCACTACTCCTAGCAGGATTAGCCTCTGGTTTTGCAACTTGGTTATTTAGTAAGAAAGCGACCAAGGCAGAATTGGCCAAAAAGGAAACGGAGGTGGAAGCTCTGCAAGCGGAAGTGGCCAAAGCAAAAGTAGATAGTTCTAAGCGTATAATGGACTTGTACCAAGAAGCATTGGACGATTTGAAAGTGAGGTATGAGGAGCGATATGAATACATGAATGCAGAATTTGAAAGAAGACATGGAGATTTGAAACTCAACTTTGAAGCCAAATATGAGGAGCTGAAAAATGAAAAAGATAGTGAGATTATTAAGCTCAAGAAAAAAGTTGAAAATCTTAGGCAGAACCTTGAATATTGGAAAGGGAAATATGAAAAATTGAATAAGTAAATAGCTATGGAAACAAATTTTAAACAGGAGGATGGACATCTAAAGCTCAATATAGAAGCTAGAAGTAATATAGAACGGGAAATGCTAAAAGAGTTTATGCAGCAAGAAATACCGGGTTATACTCATTCTTTGCAATATAGATATGAGAATGATAAGTTGAAGGTTTTTTTTACACCGATTATTAACAAGGCCAATTTGCTTAAAGAAGGATTTGTTCTATCAATAGATATGGTGGATTTTAGTAAAACAACTTTTTTGGCAAATCAGGATGAATTTAATTATAGATCGTTTACAGAGCACTATTATGTGAAAAAATACAATAAAGCATTTGTTGTAATTAATGCATTTGGTACAGTCATTTATTATGATAAAAATAAAAAATTGGCTGCTAAAAATGTGAGAAATATCTATGAACTAAGGCAATTGCTAGGCAAAAATGAAAAAATTTGGTTACGCTTAGAACTTTAATTATAGACATAAAAAAAGCATTCTACTATTAGAAAACGAATAGAAATCTATTCTACTATTATAAAACGAATGCATTACAAAGATAACTAAAAAAGTAAATTAAAGTAGGTAGAAATGAAAATTATTAAACAGGCAAATCAAAGCGTATTAGACCTATTGCTTCAAGGAACTGGAAACCTAAATGGTGTTGTGCAGTTTCTAAGAGCAAATGCTATCTCTATGGCTGATGAAATTCCTGTAGGGATGAGCTTTACTATTCCTGAGGGTATAGAAATTACTCAAGATATAGTTAGCTATTACTCCAGAAAAGGGATTAAGCCTGCTACTGGTTTTGAAGCTGAACCAATGCCTCCAGCAACTATACAAGGACAAATACTAATAATTAACGGCTTAGCCCTTACAATAGGTGCAAATGCTATAACAATAGACTAATGGCACTAAAAAAAGCAAACGCAAACATTGCAAATGAAGCAGAACTAACGCAAGTAGACATCAATGCCATACATGATAAGTTGGCATTATACTCAAAAACCATATTATTCACTAAACTTGAAAGTGTAAGTGTGGTACAAAGCATTAACACCGCAAACGCTTTTTTTCTGGAAAATCCTGCTGGAACATTTTTCAAGATTTTGAATTATGATGGAAGCAGTAGTGTTCCCGTTTCTATTGAGCTGCATAGATTGAAAACAAGTAGTGCAAATGTTCCCAAACTAGTTTCAGGGAACTTTGGAACTGGTGGTCAAGCCATAACTGCAAATCATTTAGAATTCATTATCAAACGGAAAGTAAATGAATACGATTTACTGGAAACTACACCTGTAATTTTAGATTATGGAGATATAGGAGCTACTACGGTTATAGCGCACATTAATGCTTTAGACCCGGGTGTAGAAATTGTAGCTACTGCTACAAATCTAACGATTATAAAATCCATTGTGAATGATAGTCCAGAATCTTACATCTATGTTGGAGATTTAGAAACCTATGGGGTAAATGATAATGAGATAACGGCTAATGAGTTGGAAGTTTTGGAGGTTAGTAATGATTTAATTGAAGCTTCAACAGGACTGGAAGCACTTGATGAAGGTAATGGGATAGGTTGGCGATTAAAAGGAAGAGACCCAGATAAATACTTGAATATCGGTTTTGGTTCTTTAGATTTTAGTGATGTATTAGATTTTTCTGAACTTTATGGCGCAAGTGGTAGTTATGCTATATGTATAGGATTAGACAACATAGTTTCTGGTTTTGCTTCTGGTGTTATTGGATATTTAAATAAAGTGCTAAGCCATTACTCTTTCGCTACTGGTAGATTAAACATTGTAGACGGCATGTATTCTTTTGCTTCTGGAATCGGAAATAAAATAATTAAATCAGATTATAGCTTTGCAAGCGGTCATATTAATGAAATTAATGCAAATTACGGACAAGCATTTGGCAGAGCTAATAAAATTGAAGCTGAAAAATCCTTAGCTATTGGTGAGAATAATGTTTGTCAAGGTGTCGCAAGTTCAGCAATAGGTGTAAAAAATAAAACAAGAGCAGGTGGTGAAGTTGTAGTTGGTGTTAATTCTTACGATGTAACCCCAATGTCTGCTACATCAAATGACATAAGAGATTTAGCATTTCATATTGGTACAGCGTTTATTCATGGTCCACGATTAAGCCAATTCATGGTTTTCAAATCTGGTCTCATCAAATTTAGACCTATTGATGTTAAAAATAGTGTATTTAACCCTAATATACCCGGAGGTATAACTGGTATGTTTGGTTTAGATAATCAAAATGCTAACAGACCAACAATACACAATGGTGAAGCTTGGAAAGGCTTAGCTTATAAGGATGAATTACAACAAAAAACATACGAAAACCTAATTACCACAGGCATAATTAACATAGATGTAAGCTTATATTCAAGCATAAAATTACACCTAACAGGTAATACTGTAATCAACTTCATTAATACACCAACAGACCAAGAGACAAAAGCTATAACTATGGCTGTAACTACGGCAGATGGTACTCAGAGTTTAGGCCTACCGAGTGCTAATAATTACCACTATTCAGGAAACTTTCAAGCAGATGAAAGAAATAAATTTGCTATGGAGTTTGCTCATTATAATGCTAGTGGCTTAGAAGTAGATGTATTCATTAATCAATTCAATTAAAATGAAAGCAATCAAACTTAAACAAATAGTAAAAGATGAAAACCCAAAACTTTTCAAAGATTTTGAAGTGGGTGCTATTTTTGAATTTCAAATACCAGATGTATTAGTTTCTCAAAGTACGCGTATGTACAACTACAAGAAAAGAGTAGACTTACACTTGCTAGATGGTATTGGAGATGTCGTAATTCCTGAAATCAACGAAAAAACGCAAAGATTAGGCGAAATTATTGAGACATCTACAGGGTTTAGTTTTGAGATAGAAAATCTTACACCAGAAGAAATTGAAAAATTAGAATTATCCAAAATACCTAAGTCAATACCTGTTTTGGCGTTTTGGCAAATTCTTAAAAAAGAACACCAAATCTCCTTAGTAGCGGTTAGCGACTTTGTAGCTCAAATGACAGATGCCAACAAAAAAGCAGAAATAGTCATGTTTATGAATGCAAGTGCTGTGTTTGATTTTCAGCACCCGTTGCTATATGAGCTTGCGCCTTTGTTTGGTCTAATGGAAGTAGATATTGATAACATTTTTAAATCTTATGGGGATGCGTAATATGATGCTAGTCAAGTCTGGAATAGTTCCTGCGTTTTCAAATCCATTATTTCGTTACAAAGAAAACGGAATTACGATTGAATACACGGGAAATCTAGTGGGTGATACAGGTGTACATTTGGCTAGTGGTGAAACTTATACCGCACTAGATAACACTACTTTGTTTGCAATGGATGTAGATGTAGACGATTTTACGAAAGTTGTTACAAGCCTAGTTACTACTTTTGAAAGGCTTTATTCTGGTGCTACTTCATTTAATCAGGATATAAGTTCTTGGGACACATCTAATGTTGTTAGAACTGACCGTATGTTTAATCAAGCTTTTTCATTTAATCAGGATATAGGTAAGTGGAAATTTCCATTACTTACTGAAGTAAATGCAAGATATATGTTTTTTAATACATCAGTATTCAATCAAGACTTATCAGGATGGTGCGTTCCGCTTATTCCAAGTGTACCATTAGGATTTGACACAAGAAGCGCATTAACAGTAGCAAATCGCCCAGCATGGGGTACATGCCCTTAATATAATAATTTAAAACAAACAAAATGAAAAAAATATTCAAAACAAAAACTTTCAAAATTACAGCACATCTTTTTTTAGGTGCTATTTTATTCTTTCCTCTAACTTTCCTTTTTGATTTTGAAAGCTTAGGAATTATCGGTTTTACAGTGATTTGTTTTGCAGCTGGGCTTTGGTGGGGAGCAATATTTGAATGGGTACAAATGAAATTATCTGGCACAAATTCAAACAAAAAAGTAATGCAATTAATGTATTATTTGAGCATATTAGGTAGGAATTCAAAAACTAAATTTAGCTACATAGATGTCTTTTTCAGGATTAGGCTACACAGTTTCTGGCTTATTATGGTATTTTTTCATCTAAAATAAACAACAATGCCAACAATACTGGAAATACAAAATCAAATTCTAACTAAAGCCCAGGAACAAAATGAGCTTAGTGGCTTAGACAGTACGTCTAATGTGGCAATATATAGGCTGTGGGCGTATGTTGTGGCTTTTGTGATTTGGTTGCAATACGAGTTTTTTACAGGTTTTAAGGGAGATGTTAATCAGTTAATTCGGGAGCAAAAGCAGTATTCCTTACTTTGGTTTAGAGAAAAAGCATTGCTATATAGGCATGGAGAAGATTTGCCTGAGTATAGCGATGTCTATGAAAATGATCCAGGAGATGAAACCGATACACCAGTTAAGCAAGCTGCTGTAATAGAGTTGGAGTTACAAAACAGGAAGCACCTGTTTATAAAAGTTGCTTCTGAGGTAGATAATGCTTTTGTAGAAGTGAGTGAAGCTGTTAAGTTGGGATTGGAGCAATATTTTGGTAGAATTAAGCCAGCTGGCACTAAGATAATCATCTTCACTGCTCCAGCAGATGAATTGAAGCTGGTAATTCGGTTTTTCTATAATCCGCTTTTATTGGATAGTTCTGGAAGCCGTATAGATGGAACGGATGATGTTCCGGTACAAAATGCGATTAGAAATTTCATAAAGAATTTGCCTTTTAATGGGGAGTTTAGATTGTCTGCTTTAGTCGATGGCTTACAGAACCTTGATGGTTGTTCCAATAGAGAGCTGTACATTGATGAAGCTTCCATAAGGTATGGAACATTGGCAGAATTTCAAGAAATAAGCAGCGGTTATGTAGCAAACGCTGGATATATGGAAATTACTGAAGAAAATTTGAATATTGAATTTATACCCAAAAACGTGCAAATATAATGAGTGGGAATATTTATAATATCAATTGGAATAGCCTAACTGCACTTTTGTTGCCTACGTTTTTACGTGGGCCCAAGATGTTAGCCTGGCTTAATTCTTTGGTTTATCCTATTCAGCTTTTGCATGCTCAATTTTTGGAGTATAGACTAGATGCTATATACCGTATAGAACACACTCCACAAGTCTACGCAATTGAAAAGGTGCTGAATGAGGAGTTTGACGATGTGCTGCACCGCATTTATATTGAGGATGGGGAATATACGGAGCAATTGTATTTTTTTACTCCAGATGAAGAATTACCAGTTTATATTTTTGGACCTAATGAGAATAATCCGGTATATTTTTTTGGTGAAAATGATGCTGCTAATACTTCTGTGGACTTCATAGTGCATTTGCCTTTGTCTTATCAAGGCTTTTTTGAAATTGGAAGTAACAACAGAAACAAGCTAGATAGCTTAATTAACTATTACCGTCTTCCAGATAAGACGTATCAAATAATATATGTATAATGAAAAAAATAAATCTTATTAATGGGGGTTTCCCGGGCACAACAAAAACATTTCAGCATTTAGCAGAAATGACAGAACAGGTAGCAGCTGCGGTTGCACAAATGGCTGGAAGAGATAGAGTAATCATATCGGGAGTTGAGTTTGTAGATGGCTTAATGAGTAGTGGATGGGTGGTTATAGATGGGGAATTGTACCCCTTTGTAGGTGGTAATGAGAATTCTCATGTAAGAATAGTTGAAAACGTTGAGCAGGTACAGTATTTGGCAGATACCGATAACAATGGTATTGGCGATATGGTGGATGCTTATTTTAATCGTTTTGCCCTGTTTACTTCTGTAGCTGAAGGCAATATTCCTTTTGCAGAATTTGAGCGGTATGAAAATTTGGTTGGTGGCGTTTCACGAAGTGGCACATTTAGTCTTATTCCAAGTACAGTTTCATTTTTTGTTACTGGAGATTTTACAGGTGTTGCAAATAATGATTTGGCAGATGCTCCTGGACAGCAAGCAGGTAATGCTCTATTGTTTCAAATTGAGTTTGAAGAAATAGATACCGATTATGATGTTATATGTTTACCTATAGACCCGCAAACCGAGGAGCTTACTGGCTCAACGCTTTTGGTTGCAGCTCTAAGTCTTGATTATTTTGTTTTTAACAAAACGACTACTTCATTTGACTTGATACTGCAATCAACTGATTTGCCAATATTTCTTCAGACTGGCCAGGCAAACTATCAAATTAATCTAATCAAAAAATAATATTATGATGTACGGAATTAAGCATGATAACGGCACTATTGAAGCTATTTCAAGATTTAGAGGATTAGCCACTTTGCCTGCTGGATTTATTGAAATTACGAAGGTTGAATATGAAAATTACCTACAAATAGTGTCTGAAAATACATTTGTTACTTACAATGCCACGACAAAAGAAATTGATGTTGATTTGTCTCAGGAACTGGATTTGAAATACTACGCCAAAAGAAAATTTTTAAAGAATCAACTACTGTATTTAAGTGCAGAAATTGATTTAATAAATAGAATGGGTGAAAGTGCAGTTAATGCTCAATCTGAATTTGATGCAGTTTTAGCTGAATATACTCAACCTCAAAGTACTTAGTTATGAAATTGCTAAAAGAAGGGATTAATATACTGCACGAGTTTGAAGCTTTACGGCTAGAAGCTTATTTGTGTCCTGCTGGAGTTCCTACCATTGGTTGGGGCAATACCTACTATGAAAATGGCGCAAAGGTGAAATTGGGAGATGTAATTACAAAAAAACGAGCTGATGAGTTGTTTGCAAATATTGTTGATTATTTTTCTCGTGAAGTTTTGAAAAGCCTAAAAGTAAAACTGAATGACTATCAATTTTCTGCACTAGTGAGTTTTGCTTATAACGTGGGAATTCGTGCTTTTAGAAATTCAACTCTATTGCGTTTGGTGAATGCGAATCCAAATGATGCAGGTATATCGTATCAATTTAAGCGTTGGAATAAATCTAGAGGTCGAGTTTTAAGAGGCCTTACAAGGCGTAGGAAAGCAGAAATAGAGCTTTATTTTTCAAAATAGGAAGTTATGAGATATGTTTATTTATTTTTTATGTTGATGCTGGTTTCGTGCAAATCAACAAAAACTAGCGTAAATCAGGAGCTAACACAAAGCGTTAGTGAGTTGATTGAGGTAGTTGATAGTATTCACCAAATAAATGAAAGTTTGGTTGAAGAAATTGAGAAAAACAGGAAGCAACAAAATACAAGATTATTTTTAACGCCTGTTTTAGACAGTAATGGTGTTGTACAGCCAATAAGTTATAGTGAGTTAAGGCATGGTGTTGTAACAAGGCAAATAGAGCTTACAGGAGCTTCATTAGAAGAAATAACAGAAGATATTGAAGAAACTGAAAAACAAACTATAAAAAAAGATAGTACAGCTACATCAGGTACTAGTAATTTGAATTATTCAGGAAATACAGATACAAACATAAGTACAAAAATTGAAACTGAAAGCGAAATAACTGGAGGTGGATTTTGGGCTAGATTTAAGCTATGGTTAATTATTGCATTGTTGCTAGTTCTATTGTTTTTGAGCTGGCGTTTAAAACTCTTTTAATTGCTGTTTAAATCCAATGGAGGTTAGGATTAAAAAAATGTCCTCCGCTTTTAAAACTTTCTGAGGGATTTAAAACATGAGCCAAACGACTACGGAGGACACAAAGTCTTCTATGTCGTTTGGCTTTTTTTATTTTAATCCCTCAGAACTGCAAAAATAGTAAATAACAAAAATTATATATGAATAAAATGAGTAAAAATTTTAAATCAGCTCCCTTGCCTTTTCAGGGTCAGAAGCGTTTTTTTGTGAAAAAGTTTAAGGAGTTACTAAACGACTATCCATCAAATGCTACCTATGTAGATTTGTTTGGCGGTTCTGGTCTGCTAAGTCATTCCGTTAGGCATATTCACCCAGAAGCAAATGTTGTTTTCAATGATTTTGACAATTATAGCAAGCGTTTGAAAGCTATTCCTGAAACTAATCTAATACTTGAGAGCCTTAGAGGTTTGCGAGTGGGTTGAAACTAGAACTGCTAATAATGCAAATCCTTTTAAGGAAGCTGCTTGTAGTACAACTACCAATAGAACGTCAGCTAATAATTCTTATACTGATATCATGTATCACTTGAAGAGATAGACTGAGAAAGCCTGCTTATATATTGTCTAAGCAGGCTTTAAATTTATTCTGAAAATGTACATTTTGTTTTAATTTTGTGTACAATTTGTTTTGGCGATTATAAAT